CCCCGAAAGTAACTGCATGTTATTTTCGTCAAATTAAATAATAATTTAATATTAATTTAATAATAACTCAATACATGACAGTTAGTCTGTCATTACAAGTCCAGGAGTACTCGCATGGCTTTTTCCGATCCCCAGTCCCTTACAATCAACGCAGTTGCAACTTCGCTGCCCCGTACGGCGTTTGGCACCAATAATGGTGCCTTTACTTCGCCTGACGGAGCCGTGAAGCTGACGATCTCCCATCAGAATGGGAAGCGTAATCGTCACGTAATTCGCGTTGATTCCTCCAAGATTGCTGCAGATCCGTTTGTAGCAACCGTTAACCAGAAAGTTTCCATGTCGGCTTACGTCGTCATGGATGTTCCGGCTAGCGGCTACACTCAGGCTGAGCAGAAGCAGATCGTAGATGCGCTTACCGCGTATCTTACTGCTTCCACGGGCGCTAACGTGTCCCGTGTTCTTGGTGGTGAGATCTAGTCATTTGACTTGATCTCGGATCGGAGACAACTGTGCAGGGATGCTCGTACCTCTATTTGAAAGGGGCGAACATGAAAAGCCTTTTGTCTCTCTGGCGTGAACTCTCTAATGAATTAGGGAGTTGGTGTCACACTAGCACCATCCGTGACTTTAAGACCGTCACGGAAAGGTCTGAAGCTGAGGGCTTGTCGTTTTTAACGATTAGCCTGACGAACTTTGGGGCAGACTTCCAAAAGGGTCTGTCCCAAGGTTTTGTCGATCACAACCTGTTTCGCGGTTACGCGTTTCAGGGAGGGCTCCCCCGATTTCTCGGAGGTTTCCTTGATCTCTGCTTCGATCGAACTAGTGGTCGTTTGCTCGACTCGCCCTCGCACGATGCTATCTTTGCAATTCGTCAGCTCACGCTGATGTTTGGAAAGATGGCACTCGAGTGTACCCCCGAAAGGGTTACACGTGCGATTCAGGGCTATGTTGAGTGTGAAGAGTCAGTAAATGCAAACGATCTGTCTAGGAGTAAAGGTTTAAATACCGAATTCCATGACATGTCGTTCTTGCTGTTTCGTGAACTATTTGCTAAAATAGATCGAGAGATCTATGATGGCGAAGTAATTCCGAAGCATGGTCCTGGTGCAACGGCTGATCGTTTGCGTGCAAACGCAAAATACAATCAGCTTGAGTGGACCAGCAGGCTGGAAAAGGTGTTCCCCGCTGGGGATCATCTCATACCAAACTGGAGGTACAAACATGTACACGACCAACTTACGTGGCTCGAACCTGGTCACGAGAGGCCTGTTAGGGTCATCACCGTGCCTAAAACGCTCAAAACACCTCGTATCATCGCAATTGAGCCTACTTGCATGCAGTATATGCAGCAAGCGCTTCTTGAGCGATTCGTTACGGGATTGGGTTCCGATTCATTATTGGACCCGTTCCTCCGGTTCACGGACCAGATTCCTAATCAGAATATGGCGCGTGATGGCTCGCTGCGAGGCGAGCTTGCTACACTGGATCTCAGTGAAGCGTCGGATCGTGTTTCGAATCTACTTGTCAATACCATGTTCACTCGATTCCCCAATCTTCAAGCGGGGGTCGATGCGACTAGGTCGCGACAAGCAGATGTGCCTGGCAATGGCGTTATACGTCTTGCCAAGTTCGCGTCTATGGGTTCAGCTCTCTGTTTCCCAATTGAAGCTATTGTCTTTTTGACATGTGTCTTCTTAGGGATTCAAGATGTGCTCAAACGTCCACTGACCAGGAATCAGATTAAAGGATTCCATGGTAAGGTGCGCGTCTACGGAGACGATATTATTGTTCCCGTAGAATATGTGGTTGCTGTCGTTTCACGTCTTGAAGCTTTCGGGTTCAAGGTGAACAAAAACAAGTCTTACTGGAATGGTAAATTCCGTGAGTCTTGCGGCAAGGATTACTATGATGGAACGGACGTAACAGTTGTCCGTGTTCGTCAAGAATTCCCTGCGCGACAGCAGGACGCAATCCAGGTTGCCAGTCTTGTAAGTCTTCGCAATCAATTTTATGCGAGAGGCTTATGGCAAACCTGTCGGTGGCTGGATGAGCAGATTGAACGGTTTATTCCGTTTCCATCTGTTTCACCAGACTCCGAAGCTTTAGGGAAACACTCCTTTCTTGGTCATACAACTGAGAAGGTGTGTCCTGAGTTACAACGGCCAATGGTGAAAGCCGCTTGCCTAGTAACTAAGATCCCGGAAAATCCATTGGATGATTACGGGGCCCTAATGAAGTTCTTCTTGCGTAGAGGGGATTCGCCATCCCCAGACAAGGAGCACTTATTGCGTTCAGGACGTCCTGATACCGTCGGCATCAAGATCAGGTGGGCCTACTCAGCACGCTGAGTAGGTGTAGGAGACATCCTACATAGGGAGACTAGTCGTCTCCAAACTTCGGCTTAGGTCGAAGCTTGGGAGATGCACTGGCAGTGCATCTCC